CTCGTCCCACGCTCCGGACGTTAAACCTGACAGCGGAGTCGACCTCCTAAAACGCGAAACAAACGTCGGCAGACGGTAAAGACAGCCATAACCCGCGCAATAATGCGCAACTTTATTTGTTTCGTTTTAATTTTTGGAGAGTCGCAATGACTGTAACAAACTTTAATTTGCTGACATCAGAGCAGAAGACCGTATGGGCACGCCAAGTCTGGAAGCAAGCTAGAAACTTTGCTTTCACGACCAAGTTTGCCGGTAAGGGTCCGAACGCTATGATCCAGCGGATTACGGAACTCACGAAGTCTGAGAAGGGAACTCGCGCCGTTATCACACTGGTCGCCGATCTTGAAGAAGATGGTGTAGGTGGAGACAACCAGTTGGAAGGCAACGAAGAAGAGATCAAGGCTTACGATCAAGTAATCCAGATCGATCAGCTTCGTAACGCCAACCGACACAAAGGTCGTCTTGCTGACCAGAAGAGCGTCGTGAACTTCCGTGAACAGTCACGTGATGTTCTTGCATATTGGCTAGCCGATCGTATCGATCAGCTGGCTTTCCTGACCCTCGCTGGGGTCGCCTATACGTTTACCAACCGCGGCGCAACCCGGGGTTCGTCTACGTTTGCCAACCTGGATTTCGCAGGTGATGTAACTAGTCCGTCTACCAATCGGTACCGTCGATGGGACGCAACCACTGGCCTCGTAGCTGGTGCTACGAACGCTGTTGCTGCTGCCGACACCCCGAGCTGGGCTATGATGGTTGAGCTGAAAGCTTTCGCGAAAGACAAGTACATTCGCGGAGTGAAAGGCCCGGGCGGAACGGAGATGTTCCATGTCTTCATGACCCCGAAAGGAATGGCAAAACTGCGTCAGGATCCTGATTATCTCGCCAACGTCCGAAACGCCGGCGTCCGTGGTGGCTCTAACGAGCTGTTCAAGGGCACCGATACGGTTCAGGTTGATGGTCTGATGATCCACGAATACCGACATGTCTACAACACCGCTGGTGCGAGCTCAGGCTCTAAGTGGGGAAGTGGATCGACGGTTGACGGACAAGCTTGTATCTTCGCTGGTGCTCAGGCACTGGGCATGGCAGATATCGGCGCGCCGGAGTGGGTCGAGAAAGGCTTCGACTACGACAACCAGCAGGGTATCAGCATCGGCAAATTGTTCGGCTTCTTGAAGCCGGTCTTCCACAGTAACATCGACGGTACCGACGAAGATTTCGGTCTCATTCGATGCGACACAGCCATCTAAGGGAGAAACGATATGACCGCTCTAACTGTACCCACAACTCGTCAATGGCCTCTGGCCGCTTATGTTGACTTCAGTTTTTCCGACATGGTCGGGTCAACTGCTGTTGAACTGTTCGCGGTACCGGCTGGATCGATCCTCACTTATATGTCGCTGTATACGACTACTGCCTTCGCTGGCGGTACGACTCATGACTGCGATATTGGTGATATCACCGATCCTGATGAATACTCGACTACGATCATCGAGCTCGATGGCACGGCAGGTTTGCCAACAAACAAGCCGACGCTGTCTGGTTACAAAACGACTACCACCGAACCTAAAGTTCTGCTCACGCCGATTTCAACCGGCGGAGACCCAACTTCAGGTGTAGGGTACGTGTTTGCTACGTACATTGTTGTTGGTCGATCGAACGAGAACTACGAGTACTAGAAGTATCTGTAGGACAGAGACCTCCCCGGCGTAAAAACCGGGGAGGACTTTTTAACAAAAAAATAAGAGGAATACTGTCATGCCAATGATGAAGTCCCATGTCACGCAATTACTCGCAACAACCGCTGGCCACATGATTCATTTTGAGGCCGATGCCCCAACATACATCCCCGACATGGCTGTCAAAGAGGCCCTGGCTCGAGGCATAGTACACACCGACGATGATGCGCCGTCTGTCAAAGAGCAGCTTGCACCGGTGGTAGCCCCCAAAGAAACAAGCGACAATGTCGTAGATACAGAGGCTGAGTTTGCTGCTGCTCTGAACAATGCGCTATTGCGGATACTGACGCGGAACGACCCAAGTGATCTGAAACCAGATCTCACGCCGAAGGTAAATAAGGTCGTGACGGAAATGTCTCCGGACGTCCGGCGTCCGACCGCAACGGAGGTTTCCGAGGCGTACCAGAAGCTGCAGGAGAATATCGACCTCTCGGAGTAAGAAATGTCGTTCACTGTACAAAAAGTAATCGATCAAGTTCGTTACACGATTCATGATGAAACAGCAGGTAGCTATCGCTGGACTGACGCAGAGCTTTTGGCTTACGTCAATGCTGCGTCGCGCCAGATTGTTACGCTTGTACCGGAAGCTAATCTCGTAACCACCATAATCACGATCACCAACACGATCGCAAAGCAAGCGTTGCCTACAGGGGGGATCAAGTTCGTCAAAGTCCTGAACAACGTCAGCCCTGCTGACGGGACGACGATTCAAGGTCCGGTAAGGCCCGCCGAGAAAGATGCGCTCGA